GCTGTTAGTCATCAAGTGATCCAGACTCTTGAATCAAAGGGAGTGCAATCAATCTGGTGCCCAGTTAATGCAGTCATTCCTCATGAGTGGCCATTGGTGCAAAGTGGCAATAAAATCTTTTGGTATTCTGGTAATGCTCCAGAGTATTATGGTGAGTCACTGATTAATGAGATTAAAGAACGTATTGATATTCCAATTATAAGAGCTGGTTATGATACATTCACTAAGGAGGAGCTTGTGGATGTGTATTCTCAATGCTTTCTGAATCTCAGACTGACTCCTCATGATGGATGTCCGAATACCAACATTGAAATGGGGCTCATGGGAAGGCGGTCAATTTACAATGGTGATCTTCCAGGCTCTATTCCATGGCAGTCAGTTGATGACATCTGTCAATCAATCATGCGTGAATATAGCACAAGGCATGTTGATAATTATTATATTAGTAAATTATTTCACAATTTTATAAACTATGAAAGAATGTCCACGCTGTTTATTTGATGAGACCATTGCCTCAATAGGTGAGCATCAATGCGAATACTGCGATCTACATGATGAGCTTGAGTTGCAAGCCAATCCTCATGAACTTAAGTATATCATTCAAAAGATAAAAGACAAAGGTCATGATAAGACTTATGACTGCATTATGGGTATCTCTGGAGGGATTGATTCATCAACACTGTTATACACTGCTGTCAAGTATTGGAATCTGAGACCATTGGTGATTCACTTTGATAATCACTGGAATGCTCCAGAGGCAGTTCACAACATGAGTCAGTTAGTCAAGTTACTTGGTGTTGATTCAATCACTTACACTGTGAACAAAGAGGAGTATGATAGACTTAATGATGCATTTCTTTGGGCTGGAGTTCCTGATGCTGATATCCCTAATGATATTGCTATGACTAAGCTGATGTATGATACTGCATTCAAATATGGCATCAAGTACATTCTAAATGGTCATGATTTCAGAACCGAAGGCTCAACTCCAAAAGGATGGACTTATATGGATGCTAAGTACATTCAATCGGTGTACAACAAGTATTCTGGATTGAGATTACAGAACTATCCTCTATTTACTTTTAAAGACCAGCTATTCTATGCTGCAATTGGAATCAAGAACGTGAGACCATTCCATTATGGATTCGACAGAGACTCAATGGAGGCTGAGATGAAGAGGTTAATCAACTGGCAAGATTATGGAGGCAAGCATTGTGAGAATGTATATACTGAATTTGTGGGCTCATTCCTTCTCCCTGAGAAGTTTGATATTGACAAAAGAATTGTGTATCTTGCAGCTCAAGTCAGAAGTGGTAAGTTAACCAAAGAGCAAGCAATGGAGCAATTTAACCAAAAGTCAGAGTTTGATTTCACTAAGCTTGGCTCAAGTGCTGAAAGAATGATGAGGTTGGTTAATATCAGAAAGAGAGACAGGGAAGAGTTTGATAAATATGACTTTAAAAAATACAAGCATCTTATCTGGATCCTTGCTAAGCTTAAAGTTGTGCCATATACGTTTTATGTCAAATACTGCAAATAATGGGATGCGAACCAATTAAACCAATTGAAAAAAGTGATGTTGATATCAATGCTGAGCTTACATTTCAATATGATAGACTTAGATTGATATTCAATAATGATAAAGACCATCCATACATTAAAGGGTTTAAACACTGTATGGATATAGTATCGAACAATAATATATAATAAGAACAATGGCATATTCCGATGAGTTTATAAAACACCTGGAGGAACTTGCTCATATCTATATTGAGGAGTGTCTTAACCACAAGAAAGAAATGATATCTAATAAAGGAGATATTGTAATGGTATTGGATAGACATATTCCTACCATAGACTATTTCCTTAGAATTTGGATTCCTATTGTCAGAAAGGAAAAGAGTATTGTTAGAGAGACTTATTATACTTGGTTGAATTCTGATGACAAACTCAAATCTGACACTATTAAAAAAATAGACGACCTATTCAAAGGCTTAGCCATTGATATTGTTGGTAATGAGGGCAAGGGAATATTCTATGCTAAGAACAGACTTGGCATGCATGACAGGCAACAGCTCGAGACTAAGAACGTAGAGAAGTTTGATTTTGAATGAGTGTAGTCAAAGGTTACAAACCACATGACAATCAGAGAATCATTCATGATGCCATTAACCATGGTCATGAGAAATACTATGCTCTGAACATTGGTAGGCAGTTTGGTAAGACCATGCTTGGAATCAACCAACTCCTTTGGTGGGCCATCAATGATAAAGGCTGTAAAATAGCTTGGGTAACTCCAGTATATAAGCAAGGCAAGAAAGTATTCTCTGAGATGGAGAGAGCAACATCAGCAAGTGGTTTATTCTCATTCAATAGGTCAGACTTAATGATCACAGGATTCGGCTCAACCATTGAATTCTTCTCAGGTGAGAGACCAGATAATATCCGAGGTAATACATTTGATTACATGGTGGTTGATGAGATGGCATTTACAAGACCAGAGCTGTGGGATGAGGTACTGAGTGCAACTGTACTTGTGAAAGGTAAGAAGATTATATTCATATCAACTCCAAAGGGGAAGAATCATTTCCATAGGCTTTGCATGCAACCTAATTACGATGATAGGTATGCTTACTTTCATTTCACATCTTATGACAATCCAATGATTGATCCAAGAGAATTGGATGAGAGAAAGAGGTCATTGCCTGATTTTGTCTTCAGACAGGAGTACATGTCTGAGTTCATTGATAATGCATCTGGTATATTCAAGAATGTTCATAACTGCATAAGCACAGGCAACAAGACTTCAAAGATGTATGGTGGCCTTGATATCGGTAGAGCTGATGACTACACTGTGCTCACTATCCTCAACCAAGATGGTCAGATGGTGGCAGCTCATAGATGGAGGCATGATGAGTGGAGTAAGATAATTGAGAAGGTGGCAGCCATCATTAAGCAATATAATGCCACTACATTGGTAGAGGTCAACAACCAAGGTGATGTATTCTATGAGATGCTTCAGTCAAGGTGCAAGAATCTAATCCATCCATTCGTAACAAGCTCCAAGAGTAAGCCAATCATCATTGAAGACTTGGCAGTTGCATTTGAGCAGCAAGCCATCTCAATCATCAATGAGCAGTGGTTGATTGATGAGCTTGAAAACTTTTCGTATATTTACAATCCAAACACAAGGAACGTGACTTATTCAGCTCCATCAGGATTACATGATGATGGTGTAATATCCACAGCATTAGCTTGGCATAGCAAGAAGGAGTTCACTAACCGAGGCAGATATATGGCATTAAGAGTATGAAGCAACTTGATATAAAACTACCAACTACATTAGAGAACTGTACACCAGTACAGATGACAAGATGGTTGATGATGGCAGAGGCAATGAAGGAGCAGAAAGATGACATCACTCAATTGTTGATCTTCCAATGCCAGTTGCTGAGCTTATTCAGTGGTGAGTCAATCAACAAGATTAAGAGAGCTGATATTGAATCAATCCAAGTTGCTGCCAACCATCTCCTCCAGCTATTGGTTAGTTATAATTACCAAGAGCCAAAGTCAGAGATAGAGGTTAATGGTAAGATGTATTACCTTGAGAAGAACTTTGCACATGTATCAACTGGTCAGATCATTGACTTGAAGTTGATTGAAGATATCTCACAGGATCCATGTCAAGCATTGGCAATCATGTATGTTGAGAAAGGTATGGAGTATTGTCAAGAAGATGACAGAGGTAGAGTGCTCAATCCCAATGAGCATAGGTACAAGGAGTTCTTAGAACATTTCCCAGGGGACGAGTTTTTGAACTTTTTCAGTTTTTTTTTAGACTTATCGGAGAAGCGGAGGCTCGCTATATTAGGGATACAGATGGCGAGACAGAGGATGGAAATGATGATGATGGAGCAGGACTTAAAGATTCAGAGTGGTTTAATTGGACCACTATCATCCATCGACTATCCAAAGAAATGGGAGTCAGTGTGGCAAAGGTTACACAACAACCTTATGTGACAACATTGTTCTGGATGAACTATTTTAGAATAGTGGATGAGAACGAACATAAACGCATATTAAGTAATGGCAGACTTTGATTTTCTTGAGGGTATTGAATTAGGTATCTCTGCACAAGATGCTGCTCAAAGACCAATGACAGCCTATGAAAAATTTATCACTGAGGTATCTAATAAGTTAATTGCTGAGTTTAGGGATTACATTGGTAAAACAGCAAAAAACAGTGGAGTATTACAGTCATCAGTGGCTTATGTACCAACTGGTACACTATCATTCAGATTAGAGGCAGAGGATTATTATCCATTTGTTGATGAGGGAGTCAATGCTGTTGGGACAAATAATTATGCAAGTAGATTCTCATTCAGATATCCTGGAGTCAGTCATAACATGGCAAAGGCAATCAGCCAATGGAAAGGTCTTGACATGGAGCATGCTTATGCTGTGAGTTATAACATCAAGCAACGAGGATTGAGACCAAAGAGAATTACTGATAATGTAATTACAGATGAGGTACTTGAGAAGATTGGTAAGGACTTGGCAGAGCTCACTGGATTAATGTTTGAAATAAATTTTACGCGAAATGGCAGTAACAATATATGATGAGCCTCAATTAATTGCACCAGCTGGCAATCCATTGGTGTTTACCTTCAGCAGCGACCAGACTGCTCAAGTGAATTTCTCCTTTGTGGTTGAGGTTTACATTGATGGCTTACTTAGAATCACTCAAGAAGTCTTCAGGCAATTCAACACACTTGGTCGCATTGATGTCTCTGAAGCTGTGCAGAGTACATTGAGCAACATCAGAATCACAACTGATCTTGAGTATGATGCCACTGATTCCATGGTTGAATATTACATCATTGTCTATGAGAAGTATGGAGCAACTCCAACCATTCAAGCCAGTGATACAAGTACAACAGTGAAAGCGTTCAATGGATCAATTGAATATGCTGATTTTGTAGCATGGGATTATTCTGATTACGATCCACAGCTTACAGGATCCTCATTGTTTCTGACTTACTTTCCAAGAAATAAAAGAGCATTGTGTGGATTAGAAGAGAATTTTTACTTAGGTTATTTTGAACAAACTGGTCTTGAGGTTGCGACATTGCTCGTTAATATATTCGATATCAACAACAACAACACTGCTTATGCAAGTTTAACATTAACATCAACAGAATTCAATATAATAAATGTTGGTCCTCAAGTATTGATTGATAACACATCATTGGTTGCTGCTGATTTTGATGATTGCTATTACTACACCATACAAGTAGAGTTGACAGATCAAGCAACAGAATCATTCAAGATCTATCTTGATAGTGATTGCAAAAGATATGATACATATAGACTGCATTGGTTAAATAAGCTCGGCTCCTTTGATTCATTCACTTTTGGATTAGTATCAACTGAATCAGCAACTGTTCAATCATTCGGCTATCAACGTGATCCTGGAGTTTGGGATGGTACAAGTTACACCTATCCATTATATGCTGGTCAGAAGATAGACTTTGCCAAGACTAAATCAGAGCAATTGGTGTTGAACTCTGACTGGATTAATCAAGACGTTCAGCAATGGTTGGTTGAGTCATTATATGATTCACCACTTGTATATCTTGAGAGAGACAATGGCACAGCATTCGAGCCAGTGAAGGTAACCAATTCATCATATACTCTTAAGAACAGGAGAAGAGATGGATTGATTCAAGAGACAGTCAACATTGAGAGAACATTCACTTATAGATCACAACTTAACTAATGGCTGGAGAATTATTCATTAATGGTAGACTGGTTGACATTGATCAAGATGCTCCATTTCCATTGACATTCAATATCAGTGATATTAAGGACTTGAATGCAAGGAAGGGAAATAAGTCCAAGACTATCACTTTGCCTGGCACAAGGAACAACACGTCATTAATGCTGAGTGTCTACACATTATCAGCAACAGATACTATCTCAGGAACTGATTCTGATTTTGTGGATTTTGATCCAAGCATCAAGGCAGAGGCTCAGTATTATCAGAATGGTTTGCTTGAGTTTAATGGCGTGGCTCAGTTGATGAGTTGTAAATTAATGAATGGCATCTGGTCATTTGAGATTACATTGGTAAGTGATACCATTGACTATATCTCAAGGCTTGCTAAGATTAAAGTTAATGAGCTTGATTGGTCAGAGTATAATCACAGCTTGACTTATGCCAACCAACAAGATACATGGAATGGAACTATCCAATTGAATGGAAGTCCTTCCAGCAACCAAGACTCACAGGGGTGGACTGGTAGAGGTTATTACTACGGCTTGATTGATTACGGGTTCACACGTCCATCAGCATCCACCTTTGGAGTTGAGCATATTCCACCACAAGTATTCTGTTATGAGATACTTGAGAAGGCATTTAATTATTGTGGCATCAGTTGGGATTCTGCATTCTTAGAAAGTCAATTGTTCAAGCGGTTATTAATGGCTTATCCTGGTGGGGACTTGCCAACGATTACACAGGCACAAGCTGATAATGACTCATTGTTTACAACTGAAGATAATAATACTGGAGGTAATATATTTAATGGATCTTACATCACTTTGGTTGAGCCAGATGTTCCTCCTGGTTTTATAAATACTCCATTAAAATCATTTGCTGATAATTATGATTGTACAGTTATTCAAGACAATTTGAATCAAGCTCAGATAACTGATCCTTTAAAATTTGTTGCAGCCAGTAAAGGCTTGTTTAATTTAAAATATTATGGAGATCATGATTTAAATATCAATATCAGTGGTAATGGTTCTGGAGCTTATTCTGTAAAAGGTGATTATAGGGTTGATATATTTATCTATAAAAATAATATTGCAATAGCTCAAGATAATCTTTACTATGGCACAATATCATCAACAACAACCAGTTTAACATTTTCATTTGATTATCAAAGACATCTGAATTTATCAGTGAATGATTCGGTTACAATTAAGATTGGTTTATTTATTAATAATATTTCAATTCAAAGAACTTTAATCACATCAGCAACAACATCATTCCAAATACAAAGCAATACAGTTAATCTTGATATTGTAAAACAAGTACAAACACTATCAGCTGGAGGTACAGTATTCTTGGATGCATTCCTTCCAGATATGACTTGTGATAAGTTTTTTAAAGGATTGCTTACAGCATTCAACTTATCAGTTAAGCCAGCCAATGTTGATCCAACAATATTGGAAATTGAGCCATTGTCTGATTTCTATAATTCAAGTGGTGATGCTATTGATTGGAGTGATAAGTTAGATCGAAGTTCAGAGATTAAGATTGAGCCTACCATTAATTTCAGCTCAAAGAATTATAACTTTAATTTTGAGCAAGATGACGACTACTGGAATACTCGCTATCTTGATGATGTTCAAGAGCAATATGGATCATTCTTGATTCAGAGTCAGAGTCAATTTGCAGTGAATGATACTAACTTTAAACTACCATTCTCTCAGAAGTTACTTGCAAGAATTCCAGAGACATCACCTGGAGCATATACTGATTTGATCGTGCCAAGGTCATTCCAAGTAAAATTCAATGAGGATGGCACAAGCTTGATTGAGAAGAAAAAAGGCAAGCCATTCATTGTGCAGTTGGGAGGATTAAGAACTGGAGCATGGACTCATAGAGATGAGACAGGGACAGATCATGCAGAGACTGACTATCCTTATGTTGGTCATCTCAATAGCTTGGACTCCCCGACATTTGATTTTAATTTCGGCGTTCCTGATTATGTATTCTGGAGTACAACAACATACACAACCAACAACTTGTATATGTATCATGAGAAGTTCATTAAGGAATTAATCTCAAGATTCGGCAAGCAAGTAAGTTGCTCAATTATGCTGAGACCTTCTGACATCAATAGTCTTGACTTTAGAAACTTAATCAACATAGATGGTGTTGTGTATCGACTGCTTAAAATAAATGATTATCAGAGCGGAAAGAATGTACCAACAACTGTCGAACTGATTCGCATAATAGAAGGAGAGGGTATTCAATCAACAATAGTAACTCCACCTTATGATCCATTCACTGATCCACTTGCAAGATATACATCTGATGATGATGCAAGAATTACAGATGATGGTCAAGTAAGATTCGTAAATCCATAACATGGGAATAAAAATACAAGATATAACATCCAAGAGTGCTAAGATTGCAAGCACAGACTTGATTGAGATAGCTCAAGTAAGTGGTGCAACATACGTCTCAAGGAAGGTCACTGGATCAGAGATTAATGAGTTGAGCCTTGACACTACTCCACAACTTGGTGGCAACTTAGATGTCAATGGCAATAGCATTGTGAGTACATCCAATGGTAATATTACAATTGAGCCTAATGGCACAGGAGACATTCTATTGAATGCAGATGCTGTGAGGATTGGTGATTCAAATACAGATGCAACCATTGCAACCAATGGTACGGGAGACTTGATTCTGACTACCAATCAAGGTGCTGCTAATCAAGGAGTAATTAGAATCTATGATGGTGCAAATGGTAATATAGAACTGACTCCACATGGAAGAGGAGCTGTCGTGATTGATATTACAATTGAGACAAAGGCAGTTGCATATACATTGGTTGTTGATGATAATTGCAAGATGATTGAAATGAACACAGCTGGAGCAGTCAACTTAACTATTCCAACCAATGCAGCTCAAGCCTTCCCAACTGGATCTCAAATATTGATTGCTCAATATGGAGCTGGTCAAGTTACTGTTGTGCCAGATACTGGAGTTACATTAAGAAGCTCTGGAGGTAAGACTAAGTTATCAGCTCAATATTCATTAGCGACTTTAATCAA